TGGCTGAAGAGTTTAATTATAATCAGCAATTAAGAAATATTAGTGAGAAAGCATTGGCAGAAAGAGAGCTACAAAGAGAAGATGCTAAATCACAAAGAATTAGTCAAGCAAATACGGAGCAATCAAGATTAATAAATCAACGTAAAAATAATTTACCACCTCAAAGATTTGAATCAAATGAGGATAGTTTAGACGGCTTTGACCTAGCTGAGTTTGAGCCAAGGTAATGTCTAAAACTAGTATTTATTTTTACTTATCTTTGTAACATTAAATTATAATCATATGGAATTAAAAGTAAGAGCAGTTGACGGAGCTGAAGAAAAATCTGTCGCACAAGTAGAAGAACAACTACTTGAAGAGCATCAGGAAAAAGTAGACCAAGAAGCTACGCAAAAGGAAGAACCGGTTGAAACACAAGCGGTTGAAGAAGATAAAGCTCCTTCATCAGAGTTAAATGATGAGCAAGTTCTTTCATATATTGGAAAGAGATACGGAAAAGAAATTAGCTCTTTTGACGATTTAATGCAAGAGCGTGAAGCATCTGAAGAATTACCTGAAGATGTAGCGGCTTACTTTAAATATAAAAAAGAGACAGGTAGAGGTCTAGATGATTATGTTCAATTACAAAAGAACTATGACGAAACCGAACCTGATTCTTTACTTAAAGATTACTATCGTGCAACTGAAGATGGTCTAGACGAAGAAGATATAGATGTTTTAATGGAAGACTTCTATATCGATGAAGAACTAGATGATGACACCACGAAGAAAAAAATTAAGTTAAAGAAGAAAAAAGCTATTGCTAAAGCTAAATCCTACTTTAAGGAAATGCAAGAGAAGTACAAGCATCCGCTTGAGTCAAGAGGACCTGCCGCTTCAAATGTACCGGATGAGGAGTATGAAGCATATAAGCAATATGTAGCAAATGCGAAAACTAGAGATGAGCAAGTAGAGAGAAAAAGAAGTTGGTATGATGAAAAAACCAATGAAGTATATTCGCCTGAGTTCAAAGGTTTTGAATTTAGTATAGGTGAAAGTACAGTTACTTATAATCCTGCTTCAGTTGCTGAATTAAAAAAACACGCACAAAACCCGGGAGGGTGGGCAGATAAATATTTAGATGAAAGCGGGTTATTACAAAATGCAAAAGATTTTCATAAAGTTATAGCAGTTGCACAAGACCCTGATAAGTTTGCTAAGTTCTTTTATGAGCAAGGCAAGGCGGAAGCCACTGAAGATGTTACGAAGAAAATT